CGAGCCCTCCATCTTCACGCCGATTTATACACCACGACGCAAACCAGTGGCGCAGGCAATGCAGGCCTGAATACTTCGGCGCCAGTATCGGCTTGCCATCCTCATCGAGTTCTTCGACGTCCGAGACGACGCCAGCCTTCACCCAGGCAGGATGGATATGTCTGCGGAGGATGTTCTTCAGGCTTTCGACCTTACCCAGCCCGTTCGGGAAAACCAGATCCAGCACGAGCACCGGGTTATCGTCATCGTCGCGCTTGCCGGTGTCTCTTCGGGGACAAGCCAGCTTCCATTCCTTCAACGCATTGATGACGATCGGTGGCGCCGGAATAACGCGCTCACCCGAAATAGACTTCGGCCGGCCGATATCATTGAAGCGATCCGCCCGCTGATGCACCCTGATTTCGTTCTTCTTGAAGTCGATATCCTGCCATCGCAGTCCGCGGAGTTCTGACGCTCTCAGACCGCAGAAGGCGGCCACCAGCACGAAAGCCCGCCAACGCCCCTCAGACACGCCAAGGAGCGCCTTCACCTCTTCTCGGGCTGGAATGTCTACCCCGACCTTCAATCGCCCCTTCTGGCGCTTCTCCTGCCGATTTGCGCTTTTCCCACGTCTCGCCTGCATCTCGCGTGCAGCATTGCGCACCACAAGGCCACGCTCTTGAGCGTCGGCAAGCAGTGTCCCAAGCGTCGTCATCACCCGCTTGATCATCGAGGGAGAGCGGCCCTCGTCGCGCAGTTGATCCTCGTAGGATCGCAGCCGCGCCGTGTTGAGGGCATTCAACCGCAACGAACCGATGAACGGAACGATGTGCAGGCGCAGGGTGCGCTCGTAATCCTCGATAGACGACCGCTCAAGACCGGCCGCGCGCGTGGACGTTATCCACAGCTTGCCAGCCTCCTCGACGGTCACAGTCGCACTGTCGGCAACGTGCGTGCCTTCTCTGACCTCTACCGTGGCCGTGGCTGCGAACTGGTCGGCCTGCTTCTTGAGCTTGAACGTCTTCAACCGGCGTGTGCCGTTGCCGTCGACATAATCGACCACCCAGGCGGACTTAGCTTCGCCTTTGGGCGTTGTCCATTCGCGCTTACGGACGCTCACCTTTTTCTCCTGTCGTCTGAAGCAGCCACCAATTCATCGAATAACCCTTTAAATCGCTCTTGAAGCCCTTCGCGCTCCTCATCGGGAACCATGTTCAACACCTGATAAAAAAGACCTAGGAAATCACGATGCATAGCACCCGAAGAGGGAAGTGATTTTTCGATCAGGGCTATGGCAGACTTGTTAATTTGTTGTTCGATCTCATCGCGTTGATAGTTTCGAGCCCGCTTCACTCTCTCGAACAACTGCTCAGGAATTGTAACCTTCGGCCAGCCGCGCAGAGACTGCTCAAGACGCTCAATAATCTCTGCATTCATCGACCGCCCGCGCCGATCTGCTTCATCCTTCAGACGATCCCTCAGGCCGGGCGGGAACCTCAACTGATACTGATCCGGCTTGCTTCTGTTTGTGGTCATGATGGCCCCTTTGTCCTTGCATCATATCCAGTGGGTATTTTTTTCTCTTGCGTCAATCATATCCAGTGGGTATGGTTACGAATATACCCAATGGGTATGATTAACTTAACGCTAACGAGGATCGATAATGTCAGACACACAGCAGATGGATTTGATCTGGGGATTGGCCGAGATCGGCAAGCTGATCGGACGCAACTACCAGCAGACCTACCACATGGTGAAATCGGGACGCCTTCCAATGGTGAAACAGGTGGGCGAGCGCTACGTCGCCAGCCGCCAGAAGCTCATCGACTTCTTCATGGAGGACACACAGAAGGAGACCGCAGCATGACCAAGAAAGCAAAAGGCCCGGCAACCGCGCCAACGGTTCCGAGCCATGGCTCAATCACTCACCCCTGCATGAGGAAAGAAGAAATGAACGAGGTAACGATTACCACGGCTCCGGCCGTCGAACAAGAATTGATCTGCGACCGAGTAGAGCGGCTAGCTTTCGAATTGTCTGAGGCTCTGGCCGAATGGAACAACGGGGCATTTATGGGCATGGTTCATCCGTCCGGCCATGCGATGGGAGTTTACTTCCGGCAGGTGGGAGCCAGCCCTGAGGCTCGCCTCGCATATGCTGCGGAAGCTTATCAGAAGTGTGCTCGCGACGTAGACCCGACCGCTACCGAATGGTGGGAACTACGCACGCCGGATGACAGCTTGGCGCAGCGCTTCGTTCTTATCGGTGCACGGGAGGAACTGGCATGACCAAGGTAACCAACGAATTGATCGACGCCACATATGATGCGGTCACCATGATGCGCCTGTTCAGCCAGCGTCTTTCTGAGGGCGAAGTTGACGACAACGTGGCCTCTGAAATGTCGTGGCTGCTTGGCAGCGCAAAGAAGCGGCTTGAGCCAGTGCTCAACGTGCTTGAGCAAATCGAGAGCCAGCAGACCAGCACGATCAAAAACGCAGGCGAAGACCTCGAACTTCTTTCCGAAATCATGGCCCTGACGGCGAAGTTCCAGCGTCGGCGGCAAGATCTTGCAGGAGAGGCGCGATGACCACACCCATCGAGAAAGCTGCCATGTGGCTATCAGAGCAACCGAACGACCTGCCGAACAAGCTGGCCTTGCTCCAGAACATTTTTAGCCTGACGGCGGCGCAAGCCGCCCAGGCACTCACTTTGGCGAACCAGTATCGTCAGAACCGGAGAATTTTCGGATGACAAATCTACCATGGATGCAAATTTTCATTGGCGACGAGTTTGCCGAAACCTCCGCTTTAAGCCCGGAGGAGTACGGCTGCCACATGCGCCTTCGGCTGCATCAATGGCTTCATGGCGAACTTCCGACCGATGACGACCGCTTGCGCCGTATCTGCTCGGCTGAAAAAGAACAGTGGCCATCCATCCGCGATGCCATCGCGCCCTTATTTGACTGGCAATGGCGGCATGCGCGAACCGCTGATCTTCGCCGCCAGTCCGAGGAACTGCGTCAGACAAAAGTTGAAAACGGCAAGAAAGGTGGTCGCCCTCGTAAAGCCGATGGAAAGCTAAACGAAACCGACGAAAAACCTATAGGTAAAGCTAACGGTAAAGCTGATGGAAAGCTAAACGAAACACCATCACCACCACCGTCACCATCACATTCACAATCAAAAACACAAGCACCGCCAGCGGCACATGCACCGTCAGAAAATCGGGCTTATGATAAAGGGGGCTTGAATAAGTACATGCAGCCATTTCCTGCTCCGAAGACGATTGATGAAGGCAAAACATTCCTTCTCAGCCGCGGTTGTCCGCCCGAGGAATTGAAGCGCTGCCTCGAAATGTTGATGGAGGAGTACCTGACGCCTTATGATATCGAAGCATGGGATGTGAAAGCGAGGGCGAACGCATGACACAGCTAAACTTGTTCGAATGGGCGGACGCTAAACCTAGCAACGTGGTCAACCTTGTCCCGGCTCTGATCCACAAGGCAGCCATGGAGACAATCTACAACATTCCGCGGCCGAAAGGCGGTGGCGACCCGATCCCGTTGAAAAGGAGCGTTGCATGAGCGAAGACGACTTCACCGACGATCAGCGTGAAATGGAAAATCGCTTGAAGGAGAAGTGGAACGCCAAAAGTGGTGGTGACCGCGCTTCTGCTTCACAGCACTGCGTCTCCATGCCGACCGAGTACCACCTCTACACCCGGCAGATAAAAGACGGCAAAGGCGGATATGACACCTATTGGCGCTTTGATCGGATCGAAGGCTCTCGCAGCGACATTCACCGCGAGGTGAACTCGAAGATGATGATGGAGATGGAATTGAAGAAGCTCCGCGCGGCTGGCTTCACCGTTCATTTCATCAAGACACCAGAGGGTTTGACTATCGAGGCTCAGGAGGCATGGGAGAAGGAGTGGCAGGAGATCAACTCCAGGAGCAAAAGCAATATCGAGGTCATCCAAGAGTTTATATCTGCAATTCGGAAGCGTGAGGGCGGTGAATGAACCAACCGAAGCTGACAGCCGCCCGCCTCGATGCCATCTTATCCCCAAATCTGGGGGAAAGTCGTTCTGCGCTCGCCAAGGAAAGCCTATGGGGCCCGAAGCAGATAGGCGCATTCATGGGCCTATCCCCTGACACAGTCCGCCGCATGGCGAAGACCGATCCGACCTTTCCAGCACGGGTAAGATTCGGTAGGTTATTCGTGACCAGAACAGAGATTGTCGTTTGGCTTCAGCCTCGACATGATGAAGTGCCGCAATCTGCTTGAATTTGCTGCAAAACGCCGCATTTGCGTAATGGCTCAAATCGGAGCCATGCGCCATCTTCCAGCCCATGAGCTGGATCACAAACCCTTTCAAACGCACCGAAAAGATCGAGACGAGAGACGAGAACCTCAAGGATGAGGACGGCGTTCTCGCCGCGCTGTGGTCCGGCATGGAGTCCGGCACGATGGCAATCTCTGGCGCTCGAGCGCTGCGCGTCCCGGCCGTCGCAAATGCGGTCAGGGTCATATCCGAAGCTGCTGCCACCCTCGATGTCCGTATCATGGAGCGCCGCGAGGACGGCACCGAGGAAGAGGACCGCAATCATCCGATTGGCGTTTTGCTTCGCGGGGATGTCAATCCATGGTCCGCCGGCTTCGACCTTATCCGCGACCTTGCAGCCGACGCTCTCACCCGAGATTGGGGCGGTCTCGCCTATGTGAACCGCGTGCGCGGCGAGATCCGCGAAATCATCCGATACCAGCCGCAGGGCATCAGCGTTACCTTCGACCCGTGGACCGGCGAGCCGACCTACCGCATCAACGGCCAGGTCGTGAAGTCCGATAGCGTGGTGCATGTCCGTGGCCCGTTCGACAAGTCGCCCCTCACCCTTGCGGCCGAAGCGATCGGCGCGGCCAAGGTGATGGAGACCCACGCCTCCAACTTCTTCAAGAATGGCGCCACGCCTGGCGTCGTCATCCTGAACAAGAAGGGCCTTGGTGACGAAGGCGCGAAGAAGATGATCGACGGCTGGCGCAAAGCCTTCCGCCAGCCCTCTGACAGCGGCAAAGCTGCAGTCCTCTGGGATGACGCCGACATCAAGCAGCTCATGCTCAACTCGGTGGACAGCCAGTTCCTTGAGCTTCGCAAGTTCCAGATCATCGAGATAGCCCGCGCCTTCCGCGTCCCGCCTTCCATGCTGTTCGAACTCGACCGCGCCACATGGAGCAATTCCGAGCAGATGGGCCGGGAGTTCCTGACGTACACGCTGGAGCCATGGCTGCGCGCTCTGGAGACAGCCCTTGGCCGTGCTCTCCTGACCCGCGAGGAGCGCAAGCGCTACCGCATCAGCTTCGACCGTGACGACTTGACCCGCGCCGATCTCACGGCACGCGCCACAGCTATTTCCTCGCTCATCAGCGCCAAGGTTCTCAATCCCAATGAGGCCCGCGGCTGGCTCGATCTCGGCCCATACGAGGGCGGCAACGAGTACGGCAACCCACACATCAATCCAAATGCCGCTGTGGACGGCAATTCACCTACCGACGCCACCGACACCAAGTCCGACGAGGAGCCAAAGCACAATGACGCTTGACGAGATAAACTCCAACCTTGTCGACCAGGACAAGGGCCGCTGGCTCGAAGTCGTGGACCCGTGGGATGGCAAGCCGACCGGCCTTCGCCTCCTCATTGCCGGTCCTGACAGCCAGACCCAGCACAAGGCCCGCATCGCCATGATGGACGAGCTGGCGGCCGCCGCTGACGTGGATTGCAAGGCATCGTTCGAAGCCCGCGAAAAGGCGCGCATCAATTGCTTGGCCCGTTGCGTCATCAATTGGGACATCGCCGCCGACTTCGGCCTCAACGCCAAGTTCGGCCATGCCGCCGTCGTCAAGGTCCTTCAGGTCGCATGGATCCAGCAGCAAGCCGACGCTTTCGCCGCTGACCGCGCCAACTTCCGAAGCGAGGCGGCCTGATGGATCATCTCGACCTTTCCCTCAGATTTGAGGCGCCCAGCGATACCGGCGAGTTCTCGGGCTATGCCGTGATCTGGGACCAGCGCAACGCCCATAACGAAATCGTCAAGCGTGGTGCTTTCCGAACCTCTTTGGAATTGCACCGGCAAGCCGGAACCCGGCCCGTCATGCTGTGGTCGCACGATCCGACCGACATTATCGGCGTATGGACCGAAATCCGCGAGGACGAGAAAGGCCTTTTCGTCCGCGGGAAAATCGTCACCAGCACGACGCGCGGCCGGGAGGCTTACGAGCTTCTGAAGGCCGACGCGCTGAACGGTCTCTCGATTGGCTTCCGCCTCAACAAGGGCGGGGAGACCCGACAGGCCGGCACTCGCATCCTCACCGGCATTGACGTCCGCGAAATCTCCCTCGTGGGCATGCCATCGGCACCGAATGCCCGGATCACCTCTGTTCGCAGTTCTGGCCGCTCCACCGAGAGCGCAGCGGCCTTCATCAACGCATGCCGGAAGGCGAAATGCGCTCTCGTCAGCAAAGGGAAATGACCATGAAGCACTTCACCATCGAAACCCGAGCCGAAGCGGAAGATGATCCGCTGGCCGCAGCAACGCAGGCCGTGGAAGAGCTGCGCGCCGGGTTTACCGAATATCGCACTGGCTCCGAAACCGAGATCAGCGAACTGCGCACGCAGCTTGCCGACCTCGAAACCCGCATGAACCGCCCTGGCGGCACTGGCAACCCGAACGATGACGAAATCTCGCTGGAGCGCCGTGCGTTCTCAAACTTCCTGCGCCTGGGCGACAACCGCATGGACCCGGAAGAAACCCGCGCCCTGATCGTGGGCGACGACACCAAGGGCGGCTATCTGGCTCCTGCCGAGTTCCAGACCGAAGTCATCCGCGGCATCGTGGAAATCTCCCCGATCCGTCAGGCTGTCCGCGTCGGCTCCACCTCTGCCGGTTCCGTCATCCTGCCGAAGCTCACCGGCCGCCCGACCGCCTCGTGGGTGGGTGAAGACGAAGAGCGCGACGAAACGACCATGACCTATGGTCAGATCGAAATCCCGGTCCATGAGCTGGCCTGCTACATCGACGTGTCGCTTCGCCTTCTCGAAGACTCGGCCATCAACGTCGAATCCGAAATCGCCTCCGAACTGTCGCAGGAGTTCGCCCTCAAGGAGAATGCGGCGTTCTCGAATGGCAACGGCGCCAAGAAGCCGCTCGGCATCCAGCAGGTTCCCGGCATCGCGGAAGTCATCAACGGCCACGCCACCAATATCAGCGCCGACCAGCTTATCGGCCTGATGTACGCCATGCCGGCCGCCTATCGCAACAACGGCTCCTGGCTGATGAACGGCACCACACTCGGCAAGGTCCGCACCATCAAGGATGGTCAGGGCAACTACCTCTGGCAGCCATCCTATCAGGCGGGCCAGCCTTCTACGCTGCTCGGCCGTCCGGTCATTGAAGACCCGACCATGCCGGACATCGCGGATGGCACGTTCCCGATCTACTACGGCGATTTCAGCAAGGCATACCGCGTCTATGACCGCGTCGGCATGTCGGTGCTGCGCGACCCGTACACGCAGGCGACAAAGGGCATGGTTCGCTTCCACGCCCGCCGCCGCGTCGGTGGTGGCCCGACCCTTACCGAAGCACTCCGCAAACTCAAGATGGCGACCGCCTAAGGAGGAATGACCATGCGTGACATCGTTCACAATATTGGTGTCGTGCAGAGCATCGCGCCTGCCGATATCGCAGCCACCACACAGGGCGCATCAGTTGACCTGCTCGGCTTCGACAGTGTGGCCTTCGTAGCCACGACGGGTGTCCGTACCGCGTCCGGCGCATTCACGCTTACGCTGGAGGAGAGCGACGACAACGCTACTTTCACCGCCGTGGATGCTGATCACTATCAGGCGCCTGTCTCTGGCAACCTTGCAGCGAACAGCACGGCCAAGGTCGGCTATCGGGGCTTCAAGCGCTACGTGCGTCCGGTCCTGACTAAGGGCAGCGGCACATCCATCTTCGTGAGCGTCATTGCCATCAAGGGCAACGCCGCAAACCGTCCGGTGGCCTGACATGGCGGACAAGTTCAGCACCTTCGCAAAGAGCCCTCAAGGCCCATATGACCGCGCCAAGGTGCTGACACCAGCCCTTGGTGAATTCGAAACGACCACGGCAATCCATGTAAACGCCACAGGTCAGTTGACTTGCGTGTTCGGTGACGACACCGCGCCCGTAACCATCACTTTCGATAAGCCGGGGCTTTATCGGTATCGCATTAAGCAGGTGAACAGTTTCACTCTTGGCGGAACCAATAATCAGTTCACTGCGCCGGTCCCGGCAATCGTGGGGCTGTACTGATGCCGACACGCGCTCCCTCAGTCTGCGGACACTGCA